TGACGATGCAGAAAATTGCAGATGTTGGCAGCATAGATTTTAAGGTCAATTTCGATGTTGGCAGTCTTGGATATTCTCTCTTCTATGCTTCGACTCTTGGTGCAGATCGACGGTCGTATGTGAAATTGAGTCAGCTCAATGGCACTCTTGGCACACTGGTCAAGCAGTCCAGCTTGGTAAATTATCCGACATACATCATGTCAGTAGGCAAAGGAAAAGACAAAAACAATTTGCGCAGTGCATGGCCATCTACTGCACCTACTAATACCGATCTGCGAGAAGCCATGGTCAAGGGAAGCGATAGCACGACAGTCGCTCAGCTGACATCTGTGGCGAAACGCAGATACAATCAGGAACAACGAAAAGTAAAATCGTATGATGTTGAGGTGTTGCAATCCTCGACATGGCGATACGGCAGAGATTATTTCTTAGGTGATCTGGTAAGCATCGCAGTCACATCAACAGAGACTCTGTCTCGCAAAATCTACGCAGTATCACTGGCGATGTCTTCCAATGGTGCTGAAGAGGTGCAAATTGACCTATCCAACATCTAGCTATCTCACAGCCAGCAATGAGCAAGCACTGCGCGAAAGGATTGTGCAGTTAGAGCGCGCAGACAATGCAGTGTTTATCAGTCTCACTCGCACAAGCACGCTCAGCATCACTACTGCTGGCGTCACAGTCACATGGCAGGATGAAATTGATGTTGCTGGTGGTATGACATGGTCAGGATCGTCAATCACTGTGCCAATCGCAGGATACTACCTAATCACAGTTATTGGCACACTCAGCACAAGAGACAACATCCATGGAGATTTGCGCGTCAATGCTGTGGAGGTTTGTTCAATGGGCACTGGTGGCCAAAAGGATGTGAAATTTATGCATTCTGTCTGCAGATTCTTTAAATCTGGCGATGTGGTGCAGTATCGAGCAACGACGACTACAGCGACACACACACTGCAGGTAACAGAAGAAGACAGTGCATCAGAATCGCCAATCCTGCACATGGTAATGATATGATTTATCGAATTTTCATGCCTGACAGCATTGCATTTGAGTATTGGGATGACGAAGGCAATCAATATGACGCAGTGCCAGAAGGCGAAATCGTCAGTGATCGGCCATACACTGAAGCTCAGGCAATGAGCGCACTGCGACTGGTGCGCAATCAGAAACTTGCAGACTGTGACTATACGCAACTTCCTGATGTCGGCTTGGATGCGCAGACTGTGGCAGCATGGCAGACGTATCGACAAGCACTGCGAGACATCACTGATGGCCTGATCTGGAATGTTACGACATGGCCTGCAAAGCCATAGTATAATTCTGGCATCACTGTGGTGTCCTATTCTTGGCAGAACTGCATCACAGTGATACAATTTGCATGACGGTGCAGTTTCCTTTCCTGCGTCTGTCATCTGTACTAAAACCACATTGCTCCAAGAGCAATGTGGTTTTGGTTTTCTGCTTTTCTCTCACTGGCATCTATTCTGCAGTAATGTATGCCAGTGATGACGATGCGCATCGAGCAGTGCGATCAGGCAGGCACGGATTACGATATCTAATGACCGCTGAATTCGCATTTCATACTACCACAAAACTCATTGAAAATTGGTCACTAAAATGCTTGCATGTATCATTGATATGCTATATAATTACATCAGGTAAGAGACAGATGACACGAAAGGCAACGACCATGACGATTGGCGAATGCGACGGATTCTGCACAGCACTGCCAAACGAATTGGACGATTGCGTAGTCTGTGGCGCATCGATTGGGGAATGCGACGGATTCTGCACAGCACTGCCAAACGAATTGGACGACGCATCGGAATTCTAAGACTCGCAGGCAATGGTGCCAGCACAGTGCTGGCACCACACAGAAAGGAAACGAACATGGATCCGAAATTGATGAAGCTGGAGCCCAAACAGCCAGAAAACTTTACTGATCCCATGGTACGCATCGAGTATTACACTCTGCGGATTGAATGGTCACAGGCAGTAGAAAAGACTGCAACGATGCAAGGGAAGATGGCTTGCAAGAAAGACATAAGTTATTCAGAAGCCATGATCCGGTTTGCAAAAGCCACACTGGAAGCATAAGACTCGCAAGCAATGGCGCCAGTACAGTGCTGGCGCCACACAGAAAGGAAGAGACCATGAAAGAAAACCATCCATTCACTAAGACGAAGAATCCCATGACTGAAGCCATATACAATCGCGTCATAATCAAGGATGCAGTCGTCGTTTGCTACATTGTCGGTGACGACACACTGTAGAGCGTATAGAGCAATGGTGCCAGTACAGTGCTGGCACCATACAGAAAGGAAGAAACCATGAGTGTGCTGACCGATTTGCGCAGACCGATCACTGAGAGAATCGCAATCTCTATTTGTCGCGCAGACAATGACAAAATCCTGTACACACACCAGTACTATGTCGCAATTGACCGCGAATTTGCAAAGCGCATCATCGGCATGCTGGACTATGCTGATATCGAGTATGGCACTCGCACCTATGCGGTCATGCGCAACGACGAAGGCAGAATCCTCAATCCTATTGGTGGCTACTGGCACGCAACGACACGCGAAGCACGTCGATACAGAAAGGCAAACTAATGCACAACGAATTCTATGCTTGGCTGCGTCGCATGGGCCATGGCGCATACACAGTCAAATTCACTATGGATGTGCGCAATGCGCAGATGCCAGCACTGCATGACGACATCAATCGCGACTATCCTCTGTATCGCTTCATGATTCGTCGTCGCGATGTTGGCGCAGTCTACATCACTGCATCATGCGGATGTGTGTACCTGGTCGAGCGAGACGAAGACTATGTGTATCATGTGTGCGATGCGCATCTGATGCTGAGCATGTTGGAGGAAGCACGCTTCGATACACAGCAAACGGATCCACTATGACTGCACCTACCATCGATACCGATCTTCAGCAGGTCATGGAAGAAATTGCAGAATTGCGTCTTCGATTGTTCGCATGTCTGACATTGCGCGAAAAGCAACGATACGAAGCATTGCTGTATAGGATGTATCAACTATCTCGTGTCATCCAGCATCGCAATAAAGAGCATATGGAGCAAGCATGAGCACACCAAAGATTGAATGGCGAAATACTGGCATGACATGGCGTGTCTCATACGACACGCCAAATCGTCATTATGCTGGACGGATTGCATTAGGTTTGGATGGTCTGTGGATTGGCACATTGGAAGAGACTGGTGGACGCAAGGGAAGAGTCGTCAAATCCTATATGGGAAAGACTCTCAGTGAGGTGCGCTCCATGATCGACGCAGTACTGACTGCAAGAGGAATACATCTATGAAGATTTGTCGAGACGACCTGCGATACACAGACGATGTGATTGCCACACTGCAGAGTGTGCATCCAACATCGTACATTGCAAAAGCATTGAACATCTCAGAAGAAGATGTGCTGTATCACTGCATAGAGACACACGGAATGTCGCACAATGGCACTGTGCTACCGATCACAGAAGAATATTTCGATGGATATCCGCAATTCTCATATGGTCGAAATTGCAAATCAAATGTGCTTCCATTGGATGCTGAATATTACGCATCACACACTGTGAAGCAGATTTGTGATGAATTCAATCTATCAGACTCAACAGTGAGAAACTTTGTGCTTAAGTTTGGATATAAGACCAGACGCGCAATTCGACCGTCAACATACCACAATCGATGGCCAAGCGATGCAGCATGGTATGCAGAGAAGACGACCAAAGAGATTGCTGATGCGCTCCATGTGGACACAAGCACAGTCAAAAAGTATTGCCAGAAGCATGGCTTCAAACGAAAGCGAAGCTATACACACGTCAAATGGCCAGCAGATGCATCGTACTACGCAGCCAAGACGACGGCTCAGATAGCAATTGATTTGGGCACGTCAATGGATTCGGTCAGAGATCACTGCAAACGACATGGCTATACGTACATGCCATATCGCAAAGAGCATGGATGGCCTGCTGATCCTGAATGGTTTGCTACTCGCACACGCAAGCAAATCTCTGCAGAATTAGGTATTGCATACCACACTGTACGAATGCGCATCTGGCGAATGAACATCATGTGTCTCGACGAACATGAGGTTTGACAAATAAATTGATATGCTATATTCTGGACAGGTCAGATTGGTACGAAGCGCAATGCGCAGTACATATTGGTATCGTCAGAAAGGAAACGACCAATGAGACACATCACTGAGGATCAGGCCAAGGAAATGCGCCAGACGGTTTCTGAGCGTAGTGCGTCGTATGTCGAGTTTGCTTCACAGGTAGCATATGTGATTGGCGATGTGATTGCCTATGACATATACAGTGAGGAATTGCGTCGTCGCATCGATGTTGAGTGTGGCGCATACCAGATTGATCCCATGGACGCCATTCCGACATGGGAAGACGTCAATCCTAACACCTAGGCAAAGTATCTGATAGAGCCAGTCACTCTGACTGGCTCATACACACAAGGGAGAAACTCCATGAGTGATTTTGAACGCGACCTGCAAGACCTGAATTACAGCCATGAGCGCGAAGACATTGGCGACGGTATTCCTCGCATTTCTTGGCTATCAACGACAAAGACCACAGGCATTGTGGGGAAATTCTACGCACGCGCATCGCAATTGCCTGATCTGCTGGCGCCATGGGAAAACGCAGAATTGTTCGACGACGAAGATGGCTTCACTGCATCATCACTGCGCATTGTCGTCATTCGCACTCGCACACAGGCATACACTGAAGAGACGACCAATGGCATTCGCACCAAGACCTGGCATCCACACTGGAAAGCCAATGCCAACATGCGTCTGTACACTGAAATCCTGTGCTTCGTCGAAGGCAATGAAGATGTGGTCGTATGGCCAGTCAAAGGTTTGGTCGGTCGAGGTGTCACAGCAATGAAGAGCGAATCTATCTTTGCTGCCATGCGAGATGTTGCGAATGAAGCAAAGAAGACTGCGAAACGCGACATTCCATCATTCATGTTTTGGACGCCGATCACACAGCCATTGGACAGGAAGAATCGTCTGATTACGACTGACACAGGATATGGCTCATCTGTCATCATTCCTAAGATTGGCTTCGACATTGCCAAGATTGACCGCGAATTGTGCGCATCACTCTATGTCGGAAAGACCATGATGGAAAAAGCGCAAACTGCATGGGAAGAATACAAAGACTGGTCAAAGGAAATGCGCACCAATGACGAGGTGCCTGCTGAGCCAGCAGTGCAAGAGACACGCAACACACCAACAGAGTATGATGAGGATTCCAAACCATTCTAGGTCGTATCGAGATGCGCAGTGCTTACACACTGCGCATCTCATTAATGGATTGGCAAACGTATAATGGAGATTCTCAAATGAAAATTCATACAGCACAAATGACAAATAGTCTAGAAAGAGAAGAATGGTATACACCAGCACAGTACATACATGCTGTGAAATCGGTATTGCTTAATATTGATTTGGATCCATGTTCATGCGCATTTGCTAATGAAACTGTCCAAGCTGGTATATACATCAATCGAGAAGAAAATGCTCTTCTCAGCTCATGGCCTATTGTCCAAACATTGTATGCAAATCCTCCATATAGTGCTGGAGTAATAGCAAAGTTTGTTGAGCGCATTCTGGATCATCATTTAACTAAAGGATTTCAGACAGGTATTGTTTTGATTAATAATGTTTCTGATACCAAATATTGGCAACAATTAGCCAAAGCATCATCTTTGTTTTGCAACACAGATCACAGGATTTGTTTTGTTGACAGTAATGGATTTCAGTCCAAATCAAATACTCGTGGTCAGACTATATTTCTATTGACAGCACAGCACA